GGCGAGCTCCGAATCGTGTGGAATGCCTTCACCGTACACGAGCCGGCCATGCTTTCAATACACAAGATCATTCAAGATGTTCGGGCGCCAGCGCTCTGACATAGGCCTGACAGGCCTGCAACGCAATCAATCCACGGTCGCCGGTGTCGGTGATGGCGATAATTCGTTGAGCATGCGCCGGGTCAAGTCGGGCGCGTACGGTTGCAGGATCCACGCCGCCGGTACCGGCGGCGGCTGGCACCGCACAGCCGTGGGCAACGTCGCCGGCATCGAGAAGGACTGACAGCCGCACATCGGCAGTAGCAAGGCGATCGCGCAAGCGATCCTGATCACGTTGGGCATCGCTCAGCGCTCGATAATGGGTTTGTTCACTGGCCGCGAGCCGCTGCTCCAGCGTCAGGCGTCTATCCTGCTCGGCCTGTTGCTCGGTGGCGGCGGTCTGCTTCAGTTGATTGAGGGTTTCGGTGTTTAACCACGCCTGCTCGGCCAATTGCCGCCCGTAGCGCCAGTCCTGAAACTGCCATGCCGCTGCAAACGCCCCGGTCACCAGCAGCAACAGACCCATCACGCGCCAGGAGCCGGACATAGCACCGCCCTCGCCCGTGCCCAGATCTCGAGTCGATCCTGCAAGCCATTCAACCCGCCGTTGATCCGGCGGGTGATGGTGTTGAACTGGTCCGCGTCGGCCAGTTCATTCAGGCCCTTCTGCGCCCAGAACCACGCCGCCGACTCGGCCGCCCACTGCGATTGCTCGAGCAATTCGGGCAACGCCAACAGACGCTCATCGCCAAACAAGCCGAGGCTGCACTGACGATAATTTGCCCGGCCGGTGATCTGAATCAGTCCACGCCCGCGATACTTTTGCCCGTCGCCATCCGCCTCGGGCGTATTGCCCAGACGCAGCGCCAGGGTGCCGGTGTCGTATTTGCTCAGGTACTGGTTGTTGCCCAGTTCGCGCACGTAACGCAATTGGCCCGACTCGTGACCGACCTGTGCCAGAAAAGCCGCGATACGTTTTGGCGTATCGATGCGATGCCTGGCCATCGCGGTGTTGAGTGGCGAAACAAAAACGCCCGCTTGGGAGCGGGCGTTGGGCATGATGTCGATAAGGTGTTTTTCAGTTAATTGCATGATGCTTGATCCTCCCTGGATGTTGTCCCGATTGAATCACGGCTGGCGGCTGATGCTTGCCAGCCATTTATTTGCCAGAGTTTTCAGGGGACTGTTCAGGGCTGTTCCAAACGAATCGTTTGCCGGCATTACCTCGCCGCCAGATAAAAGCCAGTCTTGATAATCAAGCCAGTCGCGATTGGTTGGATCTTGCGGGATATAAGCTGCATCGCTCAGCCTCAGTACGCCACATGTAGTCAATTGATAACTCATTGTTTACTCCTAGAGCTCGGCATCCGCAGTCCATTCAATCTGCAGTATCTGTCCCGGAATACTGTCGACCGGTGTCATTGTGCCAAACGCAAAACTTCGCTCGGTCACACTTTGCACGAATGATCCGTTACATGCCTTCACAAGTGAAAAATTCCAGATTTCACCGCTGGCCTCGCCGGGACAATACATCTTGATCGTAGGCTGAACGCGCTTCTGAACCAGCATGGTTACTGCCATCCCGGATTGGGGTGACTTCGCCGCGGCGGCTTGGGTGAATGTGGCTATACAGGTACTTGGGCCGTTGTTTGCCCGGATAGGCAAGCGGTCTGCGAAAGACTTTTCAAAATAGCGCTGACACAGCATCAGTTCTTCCGCAGCTGGTCGATTTTCGAACGGGGTGGAAACTGGTCCTTCTTCCAATTGAATTCTCGCCAGGTCAACCGTTTGCACTAAGTTCAGCGGAAGATCAAAAGCCAGCCTCAGACAATCATTGGCACCGAGCATTTTCCCGGCGATCACAGGTACCTGAAAGGTGGCCGTGTACCTGGTCCAAGCCGTGGTCAACTGAAAGACCTCGACCGCTTTCATCACCGGCTCCGAGCCACCCGTTCCGAAGTACTGGGTGATGAATACCTTCAGCGGCCGCGCAGCATCGGAGCGCGCCCAAAAGGTCACGGTGGCGGTTTTACCGGCCAGGGTTCTGACCGACTCGATATATTGGGAAATTTTGTGCTCAGTGGAACCGACACCGGCTGTTGTCTGCTGCCAACGCAAAAAACAAGCGGGCTCGCCCGACACTTCGGATTGGCCTGGCGCGAAATCCTGGCGAGAGATATTCACCGCAGCATTGCCGTTCCAGTCGCAACGGAAACGATCAGCGACGTAGCCGCCGACATTCGGTGCCTGATTGGTCGTACCGCGTTGCCAGATATCGAATCCGCCGTTGATCAGCAGATTCCTGCGGTAAACCTGCACCGGAAACTGTTGCATTGGATCTGGTTTGGACAATTGCCGGATCGCTTGAGCTAACTGATCAGTTTGCTGTTCGTCCGGGCTCAGCCCCGCTGCGGTAATCGCGCTGAGTATTTCCTGCGTGACACTGTTGCCCCAACTCGCTGGAATCAGCGAGCCGGGTGTACCGGCGATCGCGTCCTCGTCAACGAACTTGCCGTTGACCAGGCCAGCGCCGGGAATGCTTTTTGGGTAATCCACTTTCAGCTCCTTTGAGGTCGCATAAAACGCCAACGCCCGCATAGGCGGGCGTTGGCAAAAATTGCTGTAACACTCTGTTTAACTCGCGTCATCAAGCCACAGCGAGCATTCGCATCAGCCAGTCCGGCGGTAAGGGTCGACTCCCGTTTGCGGGAAAACCCGTGCTCGACGGCCAGTCCCGCAGCTCTTGGCGATAGTCCAGAAGCTCCTGATGGTCCTCAATGCTCAGGCTCATCGGTCTGCCCGCGGTCTCCTCATCCCGATCACGATCAACCAGCCATTGGCTGGCCAACAGCTGCCCGTCGCGCCACTTGCGCGCCAGCATCGAAAGTTCGGCATCCGACAGCGGCGCGGCATCGATCAACACCGGCAAACCATCGGCATCATGGCTGCGGATTTTGCCGGGCGCAGGGTTGCCGATCACAGCGATGAAACGCTCCTCAGTGATCGGTACTGCATCGCTCGGCATGCTTGGATTGATGCCGGACAGGTACACACAGCCTGTGGACTGACTATAAAAACGGTTCATGGTTACTCCTCAGCGTCCGAACGCGATTGCACAAAAGCCGCAAGGCAACAGTTCCGAGTACAACGTGAAACCGTTCTGATTTTTCGCACCCAGCGAAACACTGCCCGGAGCCGATCCATTCAAAGTGGATGGAAATACCGCAAGACAAACGTTGGGAAACGCCAAGGTAAAACTCGAATATGCCCCTTGAATTCCTAAGGTCGAAAGCCCGATCCACTGAATGATGAAACCACCCAGCCAGGAAGGAAAAACAATGTAGCCGTTGGTGGTCAGACTGGCAGAAAAGCCAAAGCGGAGCGTTTTCGGCGTCACGATCGTGGTGGTATCCGCGCCACTGTCGGTCTGCACCTGAGTAGCTATCTTCGCCACTCCGGCAATGCTTTCGCTCGCCTGCACCACGCGCTTGGCGATGGCTTGAAAAACCCGCAACGGAGTCATGCGTTTAACGTTGTCGGTTCCCTGCTCCGCGTCTTGGACACTGGCCACAGGCAACACACTCTGGGTGATTTTCTGCTCGATGGCAGACTTCAATTGAGCGTTGTCCTGCTCATCCGCTGCGAGGCCAGCCGACTGAATCACATTCAGCACTTCCTCAGTGACAGCATTGCCCCACTGCGCAGGAATCAAAGACCCAATGGCGCCGGTCAACGGGTTTTCGTCGACAAACTTGCCGTTGACCAGGCCGGCGCCGGGCAAACTTTTTGGATAATCCATTTCACTTCTCCTTGTGCAAAAAAAACAGCCGTTCACCGGGGCGCCGGAATCAGCGATCCCACTGTCCCGATCATCGGGTTTTCATCAACAAGTTCCCTTTCACCATTCCGGCGCTGGGCACACTGCTTGGATAGTCCATGCGGGGGTCTCCCGTGGTATTGGGTGACTGTTCACGAAGCAGTTTGTGATGGTTTCACGTCAGAAAGGGCGTCAAACCGGCAACACAGGCCAGTCCACGTTTTGCGGATAACCGGGCTGCCTGTCGATCTTGTTTAGCGCCAGTTTGTAGGTAGCAAAAGCCCTGAACCACTGCATGTCATCGGCCTCCAACAACCCTGCGATGTAGGCGTCGGCCATACCGACGGTTTGCTGATCAGCTTCGGCCAACAACTCGTCACGCCGCGCCAGCGCCGATGCTCGCTGTTCGCTTTCAACCAACTGCGATGCGTTCGGCAATGCATGTTTGGTGACCTTGCCGTCGGTCCACTTCCAGATGCCGTCGCGCTCCTCGATCGTGCGCAGGAACAGCTCATCGGAGATCTCTACGGCAGTGGCAGGCATCTGCGTGTGAATCGCCGAGTCATAGCGCCCAAGCAGTTCGCCCTGGGCATCAAAGTCAATGTATTTCATTTCATTCACCGTTGATTTCAAAAGCCGATGGCGAACCAGTTCCAGCCGCCAGGGTCAGCATTGGAGAAGCGCTGAAACTGGCTTTGCGAGAGTCGGTAAAGGGAAAAACGCAGGTCGGAGAATGCCGGTGAAAGATCGCCGCCCGAGAGAAAGAGCACGCTTTTGGGAAAGGCAATCGGATAGGTGACGGTTTCGCTGAGTGCGCCGCCCGTGGCCAGTCCCCATTGCAGAATCAGGCCACTGGGCAACCGCTGATAGCCGCCTGCAGTGTTCAAGGAAGCGGTAAACGCTGGCGAGTACTTGAGCGCACCGTCACCAGAATCCAGGCCCCAGCCACCACCGAGCAGAAGCCGGCGAAAAGTAACGTAGCTGCCACCGACAAATGACAATGTGTTATCCGGTGCAGCAGCGCTGGCGGTGCCCAGACTCTCGCCACTCCTGACTTTCACGTTCAAAGCACCGGAACCTGCCACCAGCGACACCAAGCCTCCCGCAGGCACAGTCGACCATTGCGGCAGTGTCACCGTGCCTGGGCTAGTGAAGATCGAAAGTTTGCCGACGTCCGCGACCGTCAACGAAACATCGCCGACGTAGTTGGTTTGCCCGGCCAGACTACCGAGTGCGCGTTGGACGAATTCAGTCGTCGCGACTTTCTGGCTGACATCGAACTGGACCGGGGTCTCAAACAGGTTTTTTCCGCGAATCGCTTCCAGCAACTGCGTGTTCAAGCCTTCGGTCGGTTCGATCCCGGCAGCTTTGATAACCGCCAACACCTCTTCGGTGAGCGCATTGCCCCACTCAGCTGGAATCAACGATCCGGGTGTTCCGGTGACGGGATTTTCATCGACGAAACGACTGTTGACCAAACCGACACCGGGCATGCTTTTCGGATAATCCATCCCTCATCCCTCCCTAGTCATAATTGATGTGCACCTTGGTATGCGCCGGCGCGCTGCGGTGGATCAGGCATTCCAGCGCCGAGCCCGGGTTGACGCCGAAGCGCTCGCCCCAGTAGCTCGCGCCGTAACGGCGGCCGAGCAGCAGGCGGCCGCCGGTGTTGAGCGTCCACATGAACTGCGCTTCCCAAGTGCCCCAATGCGCCGAACCAAACCGGGCGCGGCCCATGCGTGGGGCTTCGTGTTCGGTGATGCTGGCGTTGGGGTAACCCTGGCTTTTGGCGATGTCGAGGTAGTAGCCGACAGCCTGGCTGCCGACCGCGAGCAAGCGGCGGCGGACGGCGAGGCGGCGGTCGTCGAACAGTGGCGTGGCGCCCAGGCACGGGTCGGGCAGGTTCATCACCCGCTCCCAGTCCGGCACCAGTTCGCTGACGCCGGCCGGGTCCATTTCGTTGAGCAGATCGGCGGCGCGCGCATCCAGACGGGCCAGTTCGACGGCGACGCCTTGCAGCACTTCCTCAAGCTCGGGCACCCGCTCCGGATCCCATGCCGGGCCACTGGGCAGCAAGGCGCGCAACTGCGCCTGGTATTGCGCGGCGGTTCTTATGCCCCCCATACGCAGCCTCCGAAGGTGAGCAGTTCGCTCTGCCCGGCCGGCACGTCAGCGGCCGGAGCAGTGAGCGTGTGATCGTATTCGCCGCCGGCGCTGCTGATCGCTTCGCGGATATGGCTGATCAGCAGCGGCACACCGAGATCGGCCTCGCGGTTGTGCAGATCGCGCAACTGCGCTTCAACGGCGGCGCGCACGGCGGTGGTGTCCGGATTGACGCTCTTGAAGCGATACACTACCGGCACCTGAACCGGTCGCTGCACGTGCACTTCCGCGGTCACCGGACGCAGCGGTTCGATGTACTCCTGAACCTCCGCCAACTGCTCATCGTTCGGCACCGGTTGCGGGTCTTCATCACGCATGATGAACACCGTCACCGTGCCCGGCCCGAGCAGGCCGCCCCGGCACCACGCCCGCGTCACACCCGGCACTTCCAGCGCCCAGGTTTCGTAGTCGCTGGCCGCGCCACCATGGGGAATCACGCGGTAGGAACGGATGACCCGCGAGCGCAGCGATTCGAGGCTTTCCCGCGCCACACCGCCGCTGAGGCCCGGCGCCAGCACCACGAAGCTGTTGCCGACAATCCCGGCAATCGGCTGCACCGGGGTCAGCGTCAGACCCGCATCAGCGTTGCCCAGACTGCCGGCCTCCAGCGCCGCAATCGTGGTGCTGTTGCTGCCATTGACCGTGGTGCGCGCCATGGTGACTTTGTAGGTGCGGCCATCGTTCGCTTGCAGCAGAGTGTCGACGTCGAGCACGGCGCCGGGAGTGGCGGTAAAACTGACGCTGCCGGTAGCCACTTGCGCGGCTTTGCGCGGTTGATTCAGGCGCAGCGCGGCGATGCGTTCCAGGGTTGACTCATCGGCTTTGTCGGGCAGGATCTGCTCGGCAATCCAGTCGAGATAACCGTACAAGCCATAAGCGGCGCCGCCGAGGGTGCGGGCGAGCACTTGCGCATCGGACTGGCGCAGCGAATCGCCGGCCAGGTCGCTTTGGGTGCGTTTGATCAGCACCGGCAGCGAAGGAGTTTCAAACGGCATAGATCACCTGCCAACTGTTATCGGGGTTGATGTCCAGACGTTCGCCGTCGGCCAGCGTGAGGATCGTGCGCAGGTTGAGGCGCTGGGCGTCGAGGCGTTCGCTGATGATGTCGATGGCGCTGCAGTGGCCGTCGTCGAGCAGCCATTGCAGGGCTTCGCGGGCATAAAATTCGGCGTCCATTTGCGTCTGCCGGGTCAGCTTGACCCGGCGCAGCAGCCACAGCCGCGAGCCGATGCGATCGTCGGCAACCGTGGGAAAACTGTCGCCCCACCAGCCGAAGCGTTCTTCATCATCGAGGGCGTCGTCATCAGCGGCGCGACGCCAGGTGAACAGACTGATGAGCACGGCGCGGGTCAGCGCGGCGTGGAGGTTCTGGCTGATGAACATCACTGGCCTCCTGCCGGCGCGCCGGTCTGACCGTTACCGGCCTGCACGCCAACATGCACGTGTTTGATCTGGCTGATGCCGCCAGCCAGTTGATCACCGGTGGAAACGATCTTGCCGGTCTGGTTTATCACCGGCGTGTCGAAGTTCACCGCGCTGCTGGCGCGGATGTTCAGCGTGGCGGTTTCGATGTCGATGATCCGCCCGCGCTTGAAATGAATTTTGTCGCCCTCGTCGGTGTAGATCGCCACTTCACCGGCAGCGAGCGCTTGCAGGCGATAGCGACGGTCGGCGATGACCAGGGCGATGGCGTGGGAACGGTCGCCGCCGATGAAGGTGACGACCCCTTCAGCGCCAGCCAACGGATGGCTGGTGAAACCGTAGGGTTCGAAGTGTTCGAGGTCGTCGTTGACTTCACCGGCGGTGAGGCGCATTTGCAGCGATTGCAGTTTCGAAGCCGAATTGGCGAGCACGACAGTGCCGCGCGCCAGCAGGCGTGTCAGTAGGCTCATGGGGTGTCCTTGAAAAGAGTCGCCCGAATGGGATCAGTGTGGGAGCGAGCCTGCTCGCGAACGCGGCGGGTCAGGCGCTGTGATGTTGAGGCTGGCGACGCTTTCGCGAGCAGGCTCGCTCCCACAGGGTTCGGGGTCAGGCTCAGGTTTTTTTCGGGGGCGTCGGATCAGGATCAAAGGTATGCGGCGGGGCAACTTGCAGCGTGGTCACCGAACCTTGCGCCGACAACGAATAAGTGACCTTGGAAATCAGCATGTCACCATCGAAATCCAGCACCGGGTCCTTGACCTTGACCAGCGTGTTATGGCGCCACAAATCGCCATTGCTCTGCCGCCAGCCCTGCACCTGATAGGTGGTGGTCTGCGCGCGGCCCATGCGAGTCGCGCTTTCCCATAGAGCACGCTGCTGCGCCAACTCAAAGGTCAGTTGCGTGCCTTCATTGATCACCGTGGTGCGTCGCCGTTTGAAACTCAGGTCGGCCGCCGTCGACTCGACTTCGCTGACCGCCGCGCCGCTTTTCGCATCCGAGCCTTTCTGCTGGCCGATCACCCGATACTCGGAGAACACCTGGCTGAAATCCATTGGCGCACTGGCCGACAGGATGTTCTTGCCCAGCTCCAGCGCATCGCTGGCGCGTCCGCCGCTGCCGGGTTTGGCCAGCACCAACTGGCCCAGCTCGTTGTCGGTGGAAAACACCCGCAGGAGCGACAGCAATCGGTCGATCGACTGGAATGCCGTTTCACCCGGCACGATGGTGTGTTTGGTCAGGCGTGTGGTGTCGCTGATTTCATTGACGACCCACAGTCCATATTCGCTCGCCAGATCGCGGACGATAGTCAGCAAGGGTTGTTGCTGCCATTGGCTGGGCAGGTTACGGGCGGCGCAATCGACCAGATCCTGGGTCTTCGAACTGCCTTCGATGGTCAGGCTGATCTGCCGCCCGTCATAGCGGATCGGCGCCTTGAACACGTAACCGGTGAGCACCAGGTCCTTGCCGATTTTCACTTCACAGGGGTCACCGGGTTTAATCGGTTTGCTCACCGCCTGCCCCGGCCATTGCCAGGTAATGTCGAGCTTGAAGGTGCGGAACTGACGCTCGAGATCGGCGGTGATTTCGACGCTTTTCCAGCCGCCGTATTCCATGCCGTTAACCGTCAGTGTGACGTGGTTATCCAACTCGTCCATGGTTCACTCCCTGGAGACTTTCACATCGCTTTGCGGGAGGTACAACGGATTGGTCACGCCGTTGCGCTGCACGACTTCGGTGACTCGCGTGGCGTCGCCAAACTGTTTGTACGCTATGACCAGTGCCGGAAGGCTTTCCTGAAAGGATTTGCTGACCAGTCGCACGCCCGAGGATGCCACGGCCTTGAGGTGCGCAACCAAGGCATCCTGCACGTCACTGATGGCTTGATAGTGATCAGGATCGGCCTTGTTTTTCGCCCCTTGCAGCGCCTCCACCAAATCCTTTTGCAGCGCCTGCAAATCATCCGTGGCCGGAACTTCCGGGCGGGTGACTTGCTGATGGGCCTGCTGAGCAACGGTGGGCGTCGAAGGCAGTTGCAGCGCTCGGGTGGCCACTGGCATCGATGCGACCCACTGCGCCACTTTGACGATCAGCGTGTCCTGCACCAGATCGGCCATCGCTTGCGCTGCGGCATTGGTGTCCTTGCCGGTGGTGATCTTCGGCGCATCGGCCTTGCGAATCGCTTCGAGTTGCTGCGACACGTCGGCAATCACGCCACGGTAACCTTCCTTGGCGAACGCTTTCAGTTCCTGGATATCGCCGAGCAAACCGTTGAATTCCGCCGCCACTTCCTTGGGCAACTCCTTCACGGCCTTGACCAGTTCAGTGATCTGGCGGTACTGCTCGATCAAAGGTTTCAATTGCTCCTTGATCACTTCATAGACGCCGGTAAGGCTGTTGCGCAGGTTGGTGATGCCGATCCGCGCGGCCTTGATCAGCGTCATCGCTTGTTCGAAACGCGCCACCGCCGAACCCAGCAGCCCGTCGGCCTTGGCCAGCAGCACTTTCTGCGTGCTGACCGTAGCGGTCGGAAACGGCAGGGGTTGGTCGGGATAGAACTTCAATGCAAACGTCACCAGCCCACCGTCCTGGCGGGTGTGGGTCATGTCGCATTCGCCGACCTTGACTTGCAGGCGTCCAAGCCACGGATGCACCAGCTCGCCACGGCCCTGCTCCAGCGCCTTGAGCAGCTTGTCGCGCTGCTCAAGGCAATCGGGGCCGATGATGAACGCGGTCAGATCGTGAGTCTTGGCCTGCTGGCCGAGGTCCTCGAAAAACGGCAGGTCGCGTTGCGGGTACTCATGCAACTGCCCTTTGCGCCCGACCGGGGTTTTCGCCTGGTCGATCCAGAAACCGACACCGCGAAAGGATGCCGGCAATAAACGGTCACGCCAGTTCATTGGGAACCTCCCATCGACAGCGAGCGATAGCCGATGCGTGAAGACACGGCCAGGCCCGGTTGATTGGTTTGCGGTTGTTCGGTGCGCAGGCCGGCCGGCGCATTTTCGAAGCGCACGGTCAGGCCGCCTTCGAGTTGCGTACGGTTGTTGGCGGCACTTTGCTGGATCAGCGCGCTGGAGGTTTGTGGCAACGAACCGCTTTGCAGTGCGCCGTTGCCAGCAGGCGCCGGACTGGCAGCGAAGAACGCCGGTGCCAGTTCGCCTTTGCCTTCGGCATTGGTCTCGCGTTGCGCTTGGGTCAGCGTTTCGACCTTGCCGGTGACCTTGGCGATCAGTCCGGCGAAGCCACCGTCGAACAACTCCTTGATCGGCGCAATGACGGTTTGCAGCTTTTGCCACAACTCGCCGAACCACTCGGTGATCGGTCCCCAACTCTCGATGATCTGATCCAGCGGTTTCCATTCGAACAGGCTGTGCAGAAAATCCACGACCGGCGCGGAAAGCGCCAACACGACGCCCCAGATCGCCGAAAAGACCTCACCGATCGGCTGCCAATACTGAGTAATCTGCTCCAGCGGCGACCACTCGAACAGGCTGGTGAAAAAGCCTCTGACCCGCTGCACAGACGTTTGCAGCGCCATCCAGATCGGTTCGAAGAACCCGACAATCCCACCCCAGGCGCTGGTGAGCATTTGCATCGGGAAAAAATCGAACAGTGCCCGCAAAGTATCCCGGGTGCTTTGCACAGCCGATTGCAGCGTCGTCAATATCGGCTGGAAATACGCAACAATGCCTCCCCAGGCGCTGGTGATCATCTGCATTGGCGAGAAGTCGAACAGCGACACGAGGAATTCTTTAGCCGGTAGCGCGACTTCTAGCAGGCCGCTGAACATCGGTTCGAAGAACGCGACAACACCACCCCACGCATCGGTAAGCATCTGCATCGGCGAGAAATCGAACAGGTTTCTAAGAAATGCCATCACCGGCACACTCAAGGCCTTGAGCAATTCCCAGATCGCCGAGAACAGGCCGGTCAGCGGCCCCCAGTTTTCAATGATCATCCCCGCAGGCGACCACGAGAAAACCGACTTGAAGAAGTCGATCACTGGCGCCGTCACGACCGTGACCTTGTCCCAGATAGCCGAGAAATATCCCGTGACCGGTTCCCACAACGCCGCCAGTGCCGCCAGCGGTCGCCAGTCGAGTATCGAGCGCAACGTCGCCATCGCACTCGCCCCGGCGTTTTTCACGCCTTCCCACATCCCTGTGAAAAACGCGCTGATCGGTGTCCAGTTGGCCACGATCAAACCGGCCGCCACGGCAATGCCCATGGCGATCAGCATGATCGGGTTGGTCTTGAGCACCATGCTCATGAGGTCCATCACCTGAGTCATACCGGTGACGGCGGTTTGCATGGCGGAGAAGGCAATCGCCCCCGCCGCCAGGCCTTCAACCAGTTTCGGGTTGTCGGCGAGCAGGCTGCCGACCTGCGTCAGCATCGGTTCCAGCCCGACCACCAAGGCCCCCACCGCCGGCACCAGCGCGGCGTCCAACGCCGCCGAAACCTTCTGCATCGACGCACTGAACACGTTCATGTTCTGCGTCGCTGCTGTCGGCGCGGCGGGCAGATCGACGGTTTTCGCCGTGTCGCTGACTTCGCTCAATTTGCCCTGGAACGCTGCGGCCGATTTGATGCCGTCTACAAACGGCGTGATCACGCTGCCGCCGTTGAACAGACCACTGATGTCCAGTTTGCCGAGGCCGGTCTGCTCGAGATTGTTTTTAAAACTCTCAACCTTCATGCGCAGGGCGCCCAGTTTGGGCGAGAGTTCATCGATGCCAGTGATCAGCACCGGTTTCGGGGTTTTCTTCTCTTCGTCTGCCATCACTGCACCTGCTGCATCGCATTGATCCGTTGCGCGTGCTCCAGCGATTCGCGGAGCACATCCAGTGGCCTGGCCATCATCTGTTCGGGGTCAACCTTCCAGAACCAGGCCAGGTCATAGGCGACGGCGATCAGGTCGGTGATGGCGCCGACGCCGCACTCATGAAAAAACTCGCGACGGCCCAGCTCAGCGCGTTGAGGTCAGCCAGATCCAACTGGTTGACCGACGACGGCGGGATGCCCGCGCACACAGCGATGTATTTGGCCGCCACGTCCATGTCGAGGCTGACTTCTTCGCTCTTGTCGATCTTGTACGGCAGCGCCTTGATCGCTCGCACTTCCTGCACCGTCGGACGACGCAGAACGAGTTCGGTCAGTGGCTCGCCGTGGGCTTCGATTGCTACTTGAAGCTTCACGGCGGCGCTCATTGCCAGGTCCCCTTGATGCCTTCGAATTTCAGTTCGATGGTGGCGTCGTCGCCCTTGGAAACTGGCTCCTCGACCAGATAGGCGCCGGCCAGCACGTAGACTTTGCCGTTGCTGAATTCGCAGGTGACGGTGATATCAGTGCCTTCGATCAGCTTCTTCAGCGGGAAGTCGGCGGTGTGCAGCGCGGTCACTTTGAACGACGGTGCGATGTCGGTTTCCTTGTAGAAACCGGGCACGACGGTTTCACGTTTGACGGCCATCAGCGGGGCTTCGCAGCCGCCATTGATGGTCAGTTGTGCGCCGTCGACCTTGACGTAGCAGGTGCCTGCAATCAGTTGACCCATGGTGTTTCTCCCTTCAAATAAAAAGCCCACGCGAGGTGGGCTGAATGCTTAGCGCCGACTGCGCGGATCAGGCCGCGTCGTCGTACTGCAGACGGAACTGGTTGAGCAGTGCGAACACGCGCAGGCCGTTGATGTAATCCGGCGGGAACAGCACGTTCACGCGGCTCGGGTCCTGCACGTCGCGCTCGACGATCAGGTGCTCGGCGAACAGCTCGGCGTTTTCCACGTGGCCTTCCAGTTCAAGTTTGGCGTACTGCGCGATCAGCTCGCCGCGAATGGTCGCCGGGGTGACGATAGGCTGGCCGGCACCGAAACGCGTGCCGTCGGAGGCCAGTTTGTGGCGGCCGTATTTGCTGGTGATCACGCTTTGCAGACGACGCACGATGAACGCCGACTGGTGCATGGTTTCGCTGTCCAGATAGGAGTTGTCGGCCTGGCCGTAGGCGTTCTTCTGGTAGGTGGTGATCGAGCGCTGGATGCGCACGTAACCGCCTTCGTAGTACGCAGTAGCGATGCCGTAGTTGAGCAGCGACTGACGCTCGGTCAGGGTGAAGCGCTCGCTGGCCGGCGCCGGGTCAACACCCGGCAGGCTGCCGCTTTGCGTCGGACGGCTGGCATCGGCGGAGATGAACACCGCCGTGCGCGCAGCCAGTGCCGCCGCTTGTACCCAGAACGGTTGTGGTACGCCCGGCTCCAGCGCCTGGATGGTCATGTGCTGATCGTTGCGCGCCTGGCCGGCAGCGACCAGCGTACCGACCGTGCCGCGCTTGGCGCTGTAGACGTGACCAAACAATTGCTTGGCCCACGACCAGCGCCCGGTGCTGTCGTCCATGACCGCTTGCCATGTGTTGAGGGTGGCCAAGTCGGACCACGGCAAGGCGATGAATTCGAATGGCTCATCGCCTAGAGCCGCGACGGCGGCGATCTGATCCGGCACACCGGCGCCGCCGGTCATGGCGGTGATTGCGCTGGTCAGACCGGCCGGAGTTTCTTCGCCGTTGCTCTTGCCCAGGCGATTGAATTGCAGGCTGATGTCGTTGCCGCTGTCGCCGGTCCATTTGGCGGTCAGGGTGACCACGCCTTCGGCAGTGGCTGCGCTGACTGGCAGGTCGGCAGTGGCGTTGATTTTCTGCGCCAGTGCCGTGGCCGCTTGAGCGGCGGTGGCGCCATTGACCACGGTGGCCTGCACGCGCACGCCGCTGACATATAGATTGAGCATGCCCGCTTGAGTCGCGGTACCGGTCAGGGTCAACACACCCTTGGCGATGGCGCCTTCGGTGTTGTGCAGCGGCAGGCACCAGATCTCGCCGATCGGGTCAGCCTTGCGGAAGGTCTCGTACATCGAAGCGAGCATCGAGCCCTGGCCGCCGATGCTTTTCGCCAGCGCCACGCTGGAAACCAGCACCAGTTTGCCGACCTCAGTCGGGGCAATATTGTCGTTGACCTGCGCGACGATCAAACGGCGCATGGCCGAGGTCGCGCTGTTGGCGGCCGAGTTGTCCATTTCGGCATAGAACAGCGGAACACGAATGTCCGCCGGGATGTTGCTGAATCCGATCGCCATTATTTGGCTCCCTGTGGTTTAGCCGCTTTTGCGGTTTTGAGTGTGATATCGCCGTCGGCCAGACGCCGGCGCCACCAGGCGCTGTCCAGCACTTCTCGGCCTGCGGCCGGCAGCAAGTCGCCCGCCTCCGGGTCAGGTACGACACGGCCAGCGGCCGGCACTACGGTGATGCGGTTGCTCATGGGGTTACGTCTCCAGAGAAAGTCATTTCCACCCGGCCATCCGGACCCGGGCGTTGCAGATTGGGGTCGGCCGGATCGATCGCATCGACCCGCACCGTCATCCCGGTAAAGGACGACAAAGCGTCCAGTTCGCGCTCGTGCCAACTCTCCGCAGGCTGACTTGGCAGATTGCGGCCGAGCTGGAACTCGGCATAAAAACGCAGCCGATAGAAGGCGCGGCTGCTGTTGATCGAGACCATCTCGCCGCCGTCGTAGACGATGGCACTGTAGTCGGAATCGGGTTTGAACCCCACCAGCGCGCGCCACAGTTCGGCGCGCAGGTCGTGCAACCCATCCAGCGCTTTTGTCGCGTCGGTAGCGTCAAGCACCAGAACGATTTCGAAGCGCTCGCGGATCGGTTGGGTGGTGAGGTTTTGGGTGGTGCCAGGACTGGCCAGATCGGCCAGCGGCAGTACGTGAGCCGAGGGCGTCGGTAGATCGGGGTTGCCTTGCAGCAACGCCAGATCGACACCCACCGAAATATGATTGGCAAGGCCAGGGCATTGCCCACGCAGTTGCGTGAGGATCGGGGTGATCTTCATGGGGGTGTTCCGAAGTAAGAGAAATTACAGTGAACGCCGCAGTCCCTGTGGGAGCGAGCCTGCTCGCGAAAGCGGTCGATCAGTCACATCGATACTGAAGCTGACGTCCCTTTCGCGAGCAGGCTCGCTCCCACAGGAATATGCACTCGGTTCAGGATTACTGTTCCGCCTTGGGATCCAGGCACGACGCATCAATCAGGCAGCGATAGCTGTTCTCGCGACTGCCGCTGGCGGTGACCTTGTCGATCGACCAGCGTCCGCGCATGAAGTCCGGCCAGCTCTCATCGAGCAATACCAGCCCTTCGGCCGCGAGCCGTGGATCCCCCGGGCAGGTGATTTGCACCTTGTACTTCTGCCGCAGCATCTTGCGCACTTCGCCCTCGCCTACTGCGATGGCATCAGCTTCGCTGGGCTGCTTCTGGCGCAGCGTCTTGAACGGCGCAACACCGGTTTCAACCCAGCGCAGCACCCCGGCCGCCGCATCCCAGAAACAGGTCTTGCAGCCCTTGGCCTGCTCGCGGGCAGATTCTTCCAGCGTGGCGCTGATGAAGGCGTGATCGCCGGGGCGATTGTTGTGGGTAACCGACAGCGTCACGTCCGGCAGAATCTGCCCCGACAACGACTTGGTCTGCCCGGGCCGCGCCAGCACATAAACATCGCCGTAAGGCTTGGCGACGACGTTGTATTTTTTCGCCAGACGCGTGACAAACCCCATGTCGGTCTCGTTGGACTGGTCGATGTGCTCGATGCGTATCAACGAAATCTCCGGCGCGACCCGTGGCGAAAAGCCGTGCAGCTCCACCAGCTTGCGAAATAATCCACCCAGCGTCGTTGGCCCATGACTGGCGGTGCGGCGCTGCTTGAAGCCGGTTTCATCATCCTTGCTGAATGGCGCCGCAGTGGCCACCAGGGTGAGGCGAAACGGAAACAGTGTCGGCGTCAGACGCGTCACTTTGAACTGGCCCTTGTCGACCATTGCGGTTTCTCGATAACCAACTTGCAGGCCAATTTTTCCACCCAGACTCGGCAGCCCTTCAAGGCCCTCCAGATCGATGGTCAGCGTCAGCTGATCGGACTCGAAACCGGCGGCATCGATGTGCTCCCAACTGATCAGGCGCTGATTGAGCAGGGCCGCGTTGGCCCCGTAGATATTCACTGCCGGCGTAAATCCCAGTGCCATTCAACCTCCTTAATCCCACGCCGTCGCTGCTTTGACCACGGCGGGTTTCACATCCAGTTCCGGTAGCACGATCCAGACGCCGGCGGGCAGAATCGGCCCTTGTTCGGCCAGGGTCGGGTTGAGCTTCCACAGCACTTCTTCGGCAGCGTCATCACTGCGCCCGGTTTCGCGGTAGAGCAGCAGATTCACCGAATCACCGGCCACGCTTCGTGCTTTACGCATTGTTGAACTCCGCTAGTTCGATGACCCAATCGACTACCATCGCCGTACCGTCATCGATGATCTGGGTCTGGGTTTCCTGAACGCTGCTGATCCGCCACAGGCCCCAGTTTCGACCAATCCCGTCGATCAACGGCAGCGGGATACGCAGCGCCTGCAAAGCTCGCAATTCATCGAGCCGATCCATGGCTACGGCGTACATCGACTTGCCGGTAATGGTCAGGGTTTCCGGTTTCTGTCCGGTCTGGCTGGACTTGGGTTTGCTGGTGAGGATCTGTATCTCGGTCCAGCCGCCGTCAGACTTGCGCAGCAACTGGTGGTACGCAAAGTTGCGCGACAGGCCGAAGATGAAACTGCCCAATGCCATTTGTTGTTTCATCAGGCGACTCCATCGGTCAGGGCCGCGTCGCGGCGGGTGGCGAGGGGGTTGTTGGTGAGCAGCGGGGTCATTTGCATGAACTGGTTTTGCAGATGCTGCGCGACCAACATACCGATCTTGTCCGAGCTGCCGGGGTCGCTGCAGTAGACCTGGACCGAAGGTGCGTAGGTCACGTGCTGGTTAGACGCATGGGCGCTCGCCAGATCCTTGCTCACTTGGGCGGGCGCAGAAAGCGTGTCAGGCGCGGTGATAGCAAGTCTTTCACTCAAAGCAGTTTGCGCGTTTCTGCTCGATGCCGGAATCGCCTGCGAAATCGCCTCCAGAGAAACCGTCGATGGCCCGAGGTGCGGCGTATCGACCAATGATGCTCGTTCGCCAATTGCCATTTCCGCACCGGCCGCAGGAGCCAGACTGGCAATCTCTGTCACCGGCTTGTCCGCTGCGAGCCTCGATGCAGAATCTGCTGTTGACGAAAGATCGGGGGGATTCGCCAGGGCGCTTCCAGGTATCCGTTTGCGCAACCGGTCTTTCGCCTCATCGACACCGGCGTCCAACACAAGATCGAATAGCTTTTTCAGGGCTGAACCCAAAACAATGACCCCCGCCGTGATCGTCGGATGGTCCTCAGCGAATTCACTCATCCTGTCGATGCCGGCACCAGCAACGCTCAGCCCTTCAGGAGAAGGCGCCACCGCTTGGGCGCTGGCGATAGCCAAGCGCTCGTTTCGAGCAGTCTGAGCATTCCACTGTCCTTGCGGGGAATTGGAGCGTGCCAGTGCAGACTGGCGCACCGAACTCCGCTCACCGATCACCGAAGTCGCGTACTGACTTTTGTCCTTTACTTGCGAAAAGGCCTCGTTGACATCGCCCGGATTCTGCGCCAACAACTGCACCGCATTGGCGCTGTCAGCAAACAGGGTTCGCGCCAGCGTGGCGCGTTGTTCGACAGGTTTTGCGTGCAGCGCGGCAAGCACCGAGAGCAGCGCACCCTGGGCATTCTGCTTGTCGGGGTCATGCATTGCAGCGGTCACGGCAGCAGGATCAAGTCCCAACTGCTTCCAGGCGCCACGTTCGGCGGCGGAGACGCTGTCACCTTTGCCCAAGGCAGCTGAAAGGCTCTTCAACGCCTGCCCGGCATCGTCTTTGCCCGTTCCGCTGCGGAGCAAGGCTGCCGACAGCGCTGCGGCCTGCTCGGGCTGCAAGCCTGCAGTGAGCGCCGCCTCGCCTGATTGCTTGAGTACGGCGCCGATGTCGGCGGACTTGACGCCACCCGGCATTTTGCCGAGCAGGTGTGTCGCATCCGCGAGGTCAAACGCCTGATCGCGAGTGAGCTTCATCGAGGTGCGCCACACCGTCATCATCTCGGCGACTTCCATCGCTGGGATTTTGAGTGCCGACGCTACGACCGCAGCGTCGCTGGCGAAGTTGAGCAGCTCAAAAGACTTGTCCGACGCGTTGGTCAGCTCATTGCCAATTCCTGAGTCGGCGGCCAGCGTTGCAACCTTGATCAGTTCGATACCGCTGGTGCCTCCCGCCGCCACCATCGGCTTACTGGCCATGATCAAGCTCGACAGTGCGATTTCGTTGGCCTGCACTGGCGTCAATTGTGCCGCGCTACCCAGATCGGCCGCCGCCGAATAAAAGTCAATCGCCGGCCTCACACTTTCTGGTGCCTTGGTCCGCTCGGCGGCCTCATCCGGCGCTGCCGACGCGCTGGTGGCTTCACCGTTTGCGGTGGAACTCAACGAGAGCATCCGCAAGTTGGACAATGCCAATCGCAATGAATCGATCGCTGTCGTCAACGCATCGATCCTGATACTTGCGGTGACGAGCGCCTGACTCAGCTGGGGATATTGATCGCCGATGATCGGTCCGGGGCCGGGGTTTGCCGCAGCCATGTTCAAGCGGATATCACCGGTTGCTGCGCCCCCCCGCTCATCGGCATTCATTGGCGCAAATTTGCTTTCTGCCATGCCGCTCTACTCCTGTTTCACGCCAAGGCGAGTGATCGCTATGTCGTAGCGGCGCAACGCCTTTTCGGCGTCCCATTCCAGAATCTCCGCTTCACTTACCGGGTAAATGAGCGGGACGATATCGAGGATTACTTCGATGTCGCGTTCCGAAAGTAGGCCGCCGGCTGGTTTAAAAAATCGTCGATGCGCACCTGCAATTGCGTCCAGTCCGGGACGGTCAGGTGGGCCAGATCGGGGATCATCAGGCCGGTGCAGTGGGCGGTGATGAATTCGGCGCGTTCCTTGGCCGTTTTCAGTTTCTTCATCACTTTGGTGGCGCGCAGCACGGGCATTTCCAGGCTCAGCGAAGTCACGGTGCGACCGGTCACGGCGAGCGTTTGCAGCAATTGCACCTGATCGGGATCGTCGGATTTCTCCGCGTCCTCGACCTGGTCGAGAAAGTACGCACTCGGCCGGGTCGACATCTCATGGACGTACTGAGCGATGCTCACGTAGTCCGGACGTTTGAGTTGATCGAGCTCTTTCACCGACAGGCCGGTGGCGAGCAGCGCCAGCTCGAAGAACTGATCGTCTTCGTCATCGCCGGCGCGTTCCAGCGCTTCTTTCTGTGCGGCGTAGAACAGCGGTTTGAGCTGGATCGATTCGATCTGCGAGCCATCGTCGCCGGTGATCGGCGACAGCAGTTCGTGTTGGGGGGGCATCCACGGCATGTATGAATTCCTTGGTGATTCGTTTAGATCCACTGTGGGAGCGAGCCTGCTCGCGAAGGCTTTGGCACATTCGAAATTGATGTAACTGAACGACCGCTTTCGCGAGCAGGCTCGCTCCCACAGGGTTTTGTGATTTGCCGGTAAACCGGGGTTTACGGCATCAACACCGCACGCCGTGCATCACCGAGGATGTCGACGCCGTTGAGCACGAACTTCTGCGTGCGCACGTCGATGTCGATCACCGGCACGCCGTTTTCAAGGCGGTTGTAGGTGCGGCAGGACAGTTCCAGATTGGTCTTGGGCTTCTCGCCCATTTTCACTGCGGTTTCCTCAAGGGATTTCAACTGGCCGCCGACGGTGTGGTAGGTGAACCAGGTATTGCCGTCCTGATCCTGACCGGCTTCACGCACGTTCAGCAGAATGTCGTCGCCGAGCTTCACGCCCAGCGCCAGCAGAACCTCGGCGCCGAGGCCTTGCAGGGTCAGCTTGGCGCCGAGCGCTTTGCCGCCCTTGGCCATTTCTTCGACGATAAAGCGCCCGCCGCGCATCTCTTCCATGTCGAATTCGATTTTCGGCGGGGTGAATTCCTCAACGGTCGCCGACAACGGCAGGCCTTGCAGGGTGGCCGCGATGGCCTGTCTTACGCGGTTGGTAAACATTAGAGAACGTCCTCCAGGAACTGCTCGATGATTTCATCGCGGGCGTTGAGTTGATAAACCATGTGTTCGTTCGGCGCGTAGCGGCCGTAGTCGATGACCACGTACCAGGTGCCGTTCTTGTACTTCTCGACGCTGTTGAGTTCCGGGTGCAGATACACGCTGCCGCCAGGAATGGTTTCGTCGGCGACCAGGGTCTGCAGCCAGTCGTTGATGCGCTTGACCTCCTGATCCATGAAGGATTTGGTGAGGTTCTTGGCCATGGCTTTCTGACCGGCCTTGACCAGCTTGCGGCTGATCGCATCTTCGAGGCCGACGTAGCTGATGAACTTGCCGGTGATCGAGCGGTTACCCAGCAGCGAGAAGCCGCCAAGCACGGTGCGGGCGTAGTAGCTGACGCCGTAACGGTTGAGCAGATCGCCTTCGGTGGACGTGTCGAGGATGTTGTACTCGACGACCCGCGAAACGTCTTCGGCGAAGGTCACCTGGTTGCCCGGGCTCTCCCACTGCTTGACCTTGGCCAGCGCGGCAATCGCCAGACTGGAAGGCGACAGGAAGACGTTTTTCTTCGCCGCTTTCGAATACACGGCGGGCATGTTGTGCACCACCAGGCAACGGTCGAAACCGAGCTCGGCGCCACCGAGTTCCTGGCTGTACAGCACCTGATCGGCCACCGAGACATCCTTGCCGTCCAGCACCACACGGGCCTTGATGCGCTTGCCGAACGCGGCGAACTCACCGGCCACCGCTTTGCTGCCGGTGAAGCCCGGCGCGCCGATGATGGTCAGGTCTTCCGGGACACTGCCCAGCGCCGCCAGACCCAGCTTGCGACCGGTCGCTGGTTCGACACCGCCGATCACATTGTTGACCGTGTCGGCCGGCGTCGCGCCTGCTTCGACGATGACTACGTACACCGGCACCTTGACCACTTTGAGGATCTGGTAAACCGCGTGATACAGCGTGCCCTCTTCCGACCCAGTCGGATCGAGCAGCGAATGGGTGGTGAAGCTGTTGATGCGAAACGGCGCGTTTCGCGGAATCAGCGGATCGGCTTTCGGCGCGGTGCCGACCAGACCGATGACGTTGTCACCCAGGCCACCCATGGCCTCGGGGGATTCGGTGGCATTGACGGTAATGCCGTTGTGCTCGAAGTTCAGAACCTCAGCCATGTTCAGTCAGCCTTCTTGGCAGCGGCCTTTTTGGCCTGGGTGATAGGGGTTTTCGGCTCAAGTCGACCGGCAAAGTGCAAGGCACTGGCCTCAACGTCGAGCAGATCAAGGTCTTGACCGACGCTCGACCAATGCCCACCGCCGGTGGGGAATGGGACGAGCACGGTGTAGGTTTGGCGGGTTGCCATTTTTCGTTTCTCCATAAACGGGAAAGCCCCTCGTGGGGAGGGGCTTGGCGGGTGTTGAATGTTTTGGCCGTCAAATTAAACGCCCCGATAGGCGGGGCGTTTCATGAGGTGCCGGTTGAGGCCGAGTGGGCTGGTACCTGCAGTACCAGGATCCGTCTGGGTAATGAGTTCACGGATCCAGGCCCCTCGGACTATTCGCTATGCGGAACTGAAAACGTACGACGCGCACCTTTAACCCTGCGCACGCTCAATGCCAGCAACAGTCGCTTGAATAGCCTTGATTGCTTTGTCGACGATCTGTCGTGCTTCATCGATTGCACCAACTGCAATATTGGCCTTGACCAGTTCTTTCGCCTCCAGACGTCTTTCGCGGATCAAGTAAAGGACCTCCGCGTACCTGGTGGCCTCGATCAGGATACCGTCGGCCGCCTCCTGAGGCGTGCGGCCCGAGATTGCCCAGGCAGCAACGCTGCGTGGTACCACATCTTCGGGATAGCCAGCGTCTTTGAATGCTTGCGCTTCGGCCGCCGCTTGTTCATGTTCGACCGCCCGGAATGGATCGCCGGCAGCAATCCGCCGCGCTTGGTCGGCGAAGTTATCAATCCTCGCGCACAGGTCAGCGGCGGTAGGCAAAGGCTCACCGTCATGCTCCCATTGGCCTTTCCACTCGCCGGTATCACTGATTCGCTCACCTTTGAATCGTGGATTCCAGCAAGGTTGAGGCAATTGGACAGCCGTCCAATTTACGGCCCCGCCCGGGGTATCTGTGGCATAGAGAAATCGCCCGGTTTGATCAATGACAAAAATCATGTTGCCCCCTTAAGCCGCTTGGACACAGAAACTGAATTGGCAGCGATAACCACCCACACCCGACGTGGATCCAATCGAGTAATCCAGGACGACCTCGCCCGTGGTTTCCACGCGCCATGACAACAAACCGAACCCAAGCTGAGCACTGGTCGCCCAACCGCCTGCGCCGCTCATTCTGCTGAGGGGGCGAAAGCCTGGTGGAAGCGTGAACATGACCAATGCATCGCTACCGCTACTGACCCAGCGAGCAACATCGAGGCTCACATAGATATTGCCATTGGCTCTCCAGTATCGAGAGGAATGATTGTCGGTGAAGCCGTTGATAAATGCTGGAACCTGGAGGTTAGGCGCAGAGAAGTTCGCAAAAGCACTGCTGACAACGCTGTTGGTCTGGCCTTGAGTATAGCTATCGACAATTCCGTAGCCCGCCAACGTATTGGGTTTTCCTGAGCTGATTTTGCTCCAGTCCAGAGCGGGAACATCCGATGCGATCAGGTTCCCGCCGCTGGTAGCCAACCCTTTGGCATTAACGGCAATTTTTGTGTAAGTGCCGGCAGAAACGCCCGAGTCGGCCAACGCTAGTGAAATGTTGGCGTTTGCCGAGCCGTCAAACGAAGTGCTACCGCTAGCCGCGCCGGAAATGGCAATGCTGCGCGCCGATTCAAGCTTGCGAGCGGCAACCGCTGTGCTATTGATCCCGAGGGCGTCGGTGATGCCGAACCCAGCCAACGTTTGCGGATTCGCACCTGCTGTCGCCCGACCGTATTCATCAACGGTCAAACTCTTGTAAGTCCCCGCAGCAATCCCGGTTCGCCCGGCGAGCATCTTGAATTGCAGCGCGGTGGTGCCGAGGGTGATCGGCGCATTGGTGGTCAGGTGCCACAGCGAATCACCGTTCGCCGTGCCCTCCTCCACCATGACCGTCAGACCCGGGGTGACCTTGGCGCTGGTGTTGGCATCGGTGGCCCGCACCCAGTCGCCATTGGCAACGATCCACAAGCCGTTGTCCTTGGCCAGCGTCTGGCTCGGCAGCAGCACACGATCGCCGGCAATTACGGCAACACCATCAATCTGCTGTGCGCTGTTCATCACGACATTGCCAGTCGCCGCAACGCGCACCGACTGCTTGCCATCGAGCTTGCCGAGTTCTTCGGCGAGGTAACTCATGACCCACGCACGAGTAGCCTTGACCACCGTGTCATCAATCAACAAGGTCACCAGCGAGGCATTGCTGGTCTCGAAAATCGAGCGGATATAAAACTCTTTACCTGAACCCGACGTCGCCAGCACCGGTTTGAACGACTCCGGGTATTTGACGATAGCGTAGAGAATGCCGGTGTCGGTCCACAGCCCGGCTTCACGCACATACCAGCCGCCGACGTCCGGCGGGATAGTGACTTCGGCGAGCAGCCAGCTCGGGTTTTTCTCATCCTGGAACAGTGCGTTGAGCGGTCCGCGCCAGACTTCGCGTTTCAGAGCGGTCGCGGTGGCAGCCGGGTTGTAGACCGCGCCGCCGCCGTCGCCGACCGAAATCTGCGTCAACTTGATCGGCACACCCGCAGCCTTGCACGCCGTTTCGTGGGCAATCCCTGCGTTGGTGAGCAGGGTGTAATAGTCAGCCATTCAGGCCCCCTGAGGATAAATAGTGGATGTTTCGACGGTGTACATGCCGGCAGCCATGAACGCCTCGCCAGAGGTTTCAAGACCTTCGATGAACACCGGATAAACCGTGGTCAGTTCGCCGCATAACGTCGCGGCGCCGATGACGTGATTGCCGAACGCGCTCAACCCCACCGACACCGAAAGAACGTCCCTCTCGCTTTTCGCATCGGCCAGACGGCGGTCGAGACGGGCGTCGATTTCTTCGCTGTAGGGTTGGTCGCTGAAGGCACGCACGGAAAAGCTGTACGGCGCGCCGGGCGGTGTCTGTTCGTACCAGGCGCGGATCTCGGGTCTTAATTGCAAACCCTTGGCGGCGTTTTCCAGCGCCTTGCGTGTGCCGGCCTGGCGCGCGGTGGGCCAGGCCAGTTCGACGGTTACGCGCTTCTCCGCCACCGGCGCATCGGTGCTCCATTCGGCGACACCGCGATCGGCAGCCAGATAAGGCAGGAAGGCCACTGGCGTTTCGCTGGGGTTCATCAGTTCCGGGAACGGCGGTGCGATGCGATCGAGCAAGGCGCCGAAACCCAGATCCAGTCCGCGTTCGAGGGCCGAGCTGTTGGCCGGCAGTAAGGTCGGGCGCTGAGTTTTTTCACTCATAGCGTCAGCACCTCAACCTCGACCGCCGTACAGTACGGCGCCTGAAATGCGCTGGTCACGATCGGCGCCAGCGGTTCGACAATCTGCAGTTGCACGGCGCCGGCGCTGTGCAGCGTGTAGTCGATCCAGCTCGGATCGACCCGGCCTTCGAGGCGATGGCAACTGTCGGCATACGCTTGCAATTGTGCTTGCGCCGCGACCTTGGTCAGGCCCGAGTCGGGGCCGGAATTGATCTTGGCGACGACGCGGATTTTGTAGCGCTGGATCTCGGCAGCCTTGACGGTAACGAGGTCAGTTTCCGGGCGCACGTCTGGACGAGCAAAGTGCTGACGGACGCCCTCGAGCAATGCTTCGGAAGGCGTGCCATCGCCATCTCGAGAAAGCACGGTGACTTGCACTTCGCCCGGCGCAATGCGCCGCCCGTTGCCGTCCTTGACCTGCGCGGCGAGGCCGTCGGGATCGAAGGTGTAGGTGACGTTTACCACGCCGGAATCAGTGGACTCAACCTGCACAGTGGGCCGCTCGCCGAGGGTGAACACCTCGCGGCGATACTGCATCCGCGAACCCGCCGCCGGCGCATGAGGTGCCAGGTAATAACGCAACCGAGCGTCGTCATCACTTTCATAAATCGCCGGCACTGGCGGGAATGCCGCCGGGTCGCCGGGATCGAGCAGTTGCCGCTCAAGCCCCATGTCGGCCAGCCGCGCATCGAGATTGCTGCCGGTCGCCCACCACGCCAGCATCTGTTTGATGCGTGCGTTGTATTTGCGCTCATGGGTTTGCAGACGCACGCAGAACGCTTCCAGCGCGAGGGTCAGCAATTCGCTTTCGTTTTCCAGACTCGCCTTGAGTTTCACGGCGCTGGCCGGCGAGCGAGCACCCACGTATTCGACGACGAAGGCTTTGAACTCGTTGAGTAAATCTTCGAACGCTTCAACCGTGATCAGCGCGGGTTCGGCCAGTTGATTCTGGCCGGGGATCAGCATGCTCATGTCACCACCTTGAAGGTTTGTTGGCGGTTTTTCCAGGTGCCGGCAAAACGCAGCAGCAGGCCGTCACCGTGGCGACTGGCAACAATCACTTGCGGCTGAAAATCATCGATACCGTTATGCGGGTTGTAGAACGCTTGCGCGGCGTGGCTCTGGGCCAGAAGCAGAATGTCGTCACCGAGGTTCTGTCCCAACAGCGAGGGGATCAGCGATCCGTACAAGGGCCGTTTTTGCCGAGTGCTCAGCGGTGTGGTCAGGGCTCGGGTCGCGCGCTGCACGAATTGCAGCCAGTCGTCGACCGTGGCCCCGCTGTCTCTATCGATTCCGATCATGGGAGGCTCTTGAATCAGGGGCTGATGACGCGGCCCTGGTGATCGACCAAGGGGCCGCTGAAATGCACGCCCGAGGCGTCGATACTCAGGCCGACGGCGCCCAGTTGCAGGATGATCAGTTGTGGCGTCATGGCCAGACGTGCAGGGCCGATGCTCAGTTCGAGCGACTCGCGAGACCCGTGGAATTGCGTTGGTCCGTTGAGCCAGTGCAAGGCGTGGCTGGCGTCGTCGTAACCGCTTTCACTGCCGTCCTGATGTACCCGACGGGTCAGCGTCGGCACAGTCGAGGCCGGGGGGAAACGGTCACTGTTCAAGCCGAACAACGCGACACTCTGCGCACCGCTTTCACCGCTGCCATAGTTGAACAGCAGGCACTGCTCGCCCACCGTCGGGATGCGCGATTCACTTTGCGCACCAGCGCTGGGGTTGAAGAACTTGATCGCTGGGGTGAGCAATCCACCATGGCTGACTTGGCAGGTATTGCTCGCCGCATCAACTGACTGGCAGATGCCAATGCGACAGAAACTCTCGGCGCGGCGGTGCAAGTCTTCGATTTCCGCTTCCATTTCCGCCAGACGCTCAATGATCGGGCCGAGTTGCATGCGCAGTAATGCATCGAACATCGGTCAGCCCTCCAGCGCGGTGTACTGGTCTGGATCGTCGATGTTGCTGACTTCCCAGGTGCGAGCGAATTTCGGCATGCCCAGTGGATCGTCGAGCAGGGTCGAGCCGAGGTAGAGCGTCTGCTCGAAGGTCAGGGTCCAGGCTCTATATTGTTGATCAGCACTGATAAGCAACGATGGCAAGCCATCGATATTCAGGGGCAGATCGCATTGATCGCCGGGCAATCCCCAGCGGTTGTCGGTGATCAGGTTTTTCAGCACGGCGATCAGATCGCACGCTGCAAATGCACTGGCGGCAAGGGCCGGGATGACTTGCAGAGAAACCGTCATGACATGAGCAATTCGCCCGTCAGCGGCGCGCACCCCGGGTCCATTGCGGTCGAAGTCGATCAGCACCCAGGCCTGATCGCCCGGTGCAGTGAAATCATCATGGTTGCCGACGGTGAGGTTGAAGCCGGCGGTGTTGCGCAGTGACGTCGCGATGGCTGTAAAAAGTTGCGACGGCTGCTGGATCGGTGTGGGCATACATGACCTCCTTTTCAATCGTCCACGCGCAGCCCTGCCGCCAACATGGCGACAGGGAAAAATATTCAGGGTTAAGGGAGGTCGCGCGGCGGCACTTCGCAGACGCCGATACGCTTGGCCGCCCAGCGTTCGTAAAGGCCTATGGCGACATCAGCGCCGGCCATCGCCGTCAGGCAGCCAAAAGCGCCAGCGGCCCAGATCGACATGCCGGCGGCATACAGCAGCATGATTGCCGACACCCCGCAGATCATGCAGGCGCCGGAACGCAAGGCCAGACGCCGCACAAGTGACCAGCCGCGGGCGCCCTCCTTGTCGGCGCGCCACATTTCGCCGGACACCCCGCCAACGACGGCAAGGAGGATGACCAGCCAGATCGGCATGTCCGCCAACGCTTGTTGCTCGTTTGTCATGTCACGCCTCCGTGGGTGATTGATGAGTATGGGTTGGGTTCAAACGGTTTCTCTTGAGGCAGGCATTCCAAAAAGCCCGGCGGGGCCAGGCTTTTCAGCAATGCTCTTTCGCGATCAAGCGTTGCAAAGCGCAGCGATCAGAATGGCGCGATCGGCCAGATGACTTCGGGAAAGGTGTTCTGCTCTGTCGTGGCGCAGACGTCGAGGTAATACTGTTTGATGGCACGCAATTGCGACCACTCTTCTGGAGTGGCGACTGCCAGGTCCACTTTGTACTGCAGTGGGTTGAACTTCAGGAACTGCTCGACTTTGTCAAAGCGTTGTTGCAGGCGGCCTTGGACGACACGGTCGATTTCATCGGGTTCGAGAGGCAAAAAAGTCTCGCCGTAAGGGCCTGGTTGCAATTTGTATCCCGGCTGTGCGGTGGTGTCACCGGTGACATTACGCCACACTGAGAAAGGTTCATTGGCAGGGATTGCAGGCGGCTCTCCCTCAGTGTCCAGCACCTGAAGAACGACAATGGTGTTACTAGGCGAAATAGTCAGGACATAACGGTTCATCTCAATTTCCTTTTTGACGGGTTTCAGCCAGTGCTGCTGATTTAGCTTCACACTTGGCCAGACAATGCTTGCCGCAACCGAGGCAGGCATTCCAAAAAGCCCGGCGCTTGTACACCGGGCTTTTCAGTAATGCGCTCCTTCGCCTTCCTTCAAATCCTGTGTTCGAGAAGGAAGCTGACTTTTCGGCGCTACTGGCGCGGTACGAGTCCATTCAGATTGTTTTTCCGACCGCGGTCCCTGCCCGCCGGATAACTGCTTCTGGTGCTTTACGCTGCACACCCGGGTCAGTTGCCAACCCTCTGAACCGTTGAGGCCGGTTCATCGCTGCCTGTTCTTGTGGAACTAAAGAGCTTGTCTTGCCAGCCGCTTTGTCGAGCGGCTTGGTGGCAAGAATATGCATGGATGCATATACAGTCAATGCGTAAATGCATTTATTTATGCATTAAATTTGCGCATATGCATGAAACCCAAGCGGCCAAGGGGTGGGGAGATTTCTGCAGGCGAAAAAAAACCTGCCGAGGGGCAGGTTTCAGTTGAATCGAAAGGGGCTAGCGGGCGTACATGCCCCACCAGAAGACGTGACCAAGGATAACGATCTGCTCTTCCTGGATTTCCTGGAAGCTGTAGTCCTCATCCGGATGCTCGTCGCGATTGAAGCTGCGCAGACGGATACCGGTGGGCAAACGATAGAGTTGCTTCACGCGCAGCTGACCATTGTGATTGATCGCATACAGGTCGCCATCGATGATGTCGCCGATGCCGCACTTGCCGGCATTGACGCCGACGGTGGCGCCATCGCGCAGAACCGGCAACATGCTGTTGCCGCGTACTGTCACACACTTGGCCTGGTCGAACTGCACACCGTTGTGGCGCAGGCTGCGCTTGCCGAAGCGCAGGCTTGAGCGCTCGCTCTCTTCGATGACGAATCTTCCTGATCCAGCAGCCAATTCAACCTCACGTAGAAAGGGCACCGACACCTCGTCGTCATCGACAGGCGTGTCATCGTCCCACAGGCTTATGTCCTTGAGTTCCGCATGCACGTCAGCGCGCGTACCGCCGGTCGTTGGCGGGACATCCGCACGCCCGCGCAACTGATCGGTGCTGACGTTGAAATATTCAGCGATCTTCGAGATGTGTTTATCCGAAGGATCGACAATCTTCCCGCTGAGAATCCGCGAGAGCGTTGATTGAGGCACGCCGGTGCGACGGTGGAGCTCCGTGGGGGAGATCCCGTGCTGGTCGAGCAGTGCTCTTAAGACGGAGGAAACGTTGCGTTTTTGCATAACGCGCATAGTGCTTGAAGTTTTTCGCGAAGACAAATGCTGATTTGCATAAATCGTGCATAGATCAACTTTTCCCTGTCAATAAATGCTCACCCGACCGCAGCGCCTGCGTCGGGCAGACTGGCCATGGTAACCTTGCGCCCATCGCGGAAAAGCCCGGCCACTGCCCGCGCTTTGCCCTACATCTTTTAAAGAGTTGCCCGACAATCCGATGAATAAAGCCGTCTCCGACCTGTCCTCCCACACTCCGATGATGCAGCAATACTGGCGCCTGAAGAATCAGCACCCGGACCAGCTGATGTTCTATCGCATGGGCGATTTCTACGAAATCTTCTACGAAGATGCGAAGAAAGCCGCCAAGTTGCTGGACATCACCCTGACCGCGCGCGGGCAGTCGGCGGGCCAGGCGATTCCGATGTGTGGGATTCCTTACCATGCGGCGGAAGGTTACCTGGCGAAACTGGTCAAGCTCGGCGAATCGGTAGTGATTTGCGAGCAGGTCGGCGACCCGGCCACCAGCAAAGGCCCGGTGGAGCGCCAGGTCGTACGGATCATCACGCCGGGGACAGTCAGTGACGAGGCGCTGCTGGACGAACGCCGCGATAACCTGATCGCAGCGGTGTTGGGCGACGAGCGTCTATTCGGTCTGGCGGTGCTGGACATCACCAGCGGCAACTTCACCGTGCTCGAGATCAAAGGCTGGGAAAACCTGCTCGCCGAACTGGAGCGGGTCAACCCGGTGGAATTGCTGATTCCTGATGACTGGCCGAAAGACTTGCCGGCGGAAAAACGCCGTGGCGTACGCCGTCGCGCGCCGTGGGATTTCGAGCGTGACTCGGCGCTGAAAAGTCTCTGTCAGCAATTTTCCACTCAAGACCTGAAAGGCTTCGGCTGCGAGAACCTGACCCTGGCCATTGGCGCTGCCGGTTGCCTGTTGGCCTACGCCAAGGAAACCCAGCGCACCGCCCTGCCCCATTTGCGTAGCCTGCGTCACGAGCGTCTCGACGACACCGTGGTGCTCGACGGCGCCAGCCGGCGCAATCTGGAACTCGACACCAACCTCGCCGGTGGCCGCGACAACACACTGCAATCGGTGGTCGATCGCTGCCAGACCGCCATGGGCAGCCGTTTACTGACCCGCTGGCTGAACCGGCCGTTGCGCGACCTCACCGTGCTGCTGGCACGCCAGACGTCGATCCGCTGCCTGCTCGACGGCTACCGCTTCGAAAAGCTGCAACCGCAGCTCAAGGAAATCGGCGATATCGAGCGGATCCTGGCGCGTATCGGTCTGCGCAATGCGCGACCACGTGACCTTGCGCGTCTGCGCGATGCACTCGGCGCACTGCCCGAACTGCAAGTGGCGATGACCGATCTGGAAGCGCCGCACCTGCAGCATCTGGCGGCCACCACCAGCACTTACCCGGAACTGGCGGCGCTGCTGGCAAAAGCCATTATCGACAACCCGCCTGCGGTGATCCGCGACGGCGGTGTGCTGAAAACTGGTTACGACAGTGAGCTCGATGAACTGCAATCACTGAGCGAAAACGCCGGCCAGTTCCTCATCGATCTCGAAGCCCGGGAGAAAGCCCGTACTGGTCTGGCCAACCTCAAAGTCGGCTACAACCGTATCCACGGCTACTTCATCGAACTGCCGAGCAAGCAGGCCGAATCGGCGCCGGCTGACTATATCCGCCGGCAGACGCTCAAAGGCGCCGAGCGCTTCATCACACCTGAGCTGAAAGAATTCGAAGACAAGGCACTTTCCGCCAAGAGCCGCGCGCTGGCCCGGGAAAAAATGCTTTACGAGGCGCTGCTCGAAGACTTGATCAGCCAGCTGCCACCGCTGCAGGACACCGCCGGCGCATTGGCCGAACTGGATGTGCTGAGCAACCTTGCCGAGCGTGCGCTGAATCTCGACCTCAATTGCCCGCGTTTCGTCAGCGAGCCGTGCATGCGCATCACCCAGGGTCGTCACCCTGTGGTCGAGCAAGTGCTGACCACGCCGTTCGTGGCCAACGATCTGAGCCTGGATGACAATACGCGCATGCTGGTCATCACCGGTCCGAACATGGGCGGTAAATCCACTTACATGCGGCAAACCGCGTTGATCGTGTTGCTAGCGCATATTGGCAGTTTCGTGCCGGCCGCCAGTTGCGAGTTGTCGCTGGTCGACCGCATCTTCACCCGTATCGGCTCAAGCGATGATCTGGCCGGCGGTCGCTCGACCTTCATGGTCGAGATGAGCGAAACCGCCAACATCCTGCATAACGCCACCGAGCGCAGTCTGGTCCTGATGGACGAAGTCGGGCGCGGTACCAGCACCTTTGACGGTCTGTCGCTGGCGTGGGCAGCGGCCGAGCGCTTGGCTCATCTGCGTGCCTACACCCTGTTCGCCACGCACTATTTTGAACTGACCGTGCTGCCGGAAGCCGAACCTCTTGTAGCTAACGTGCACCTCAACGCTACCGAGCACAACGAACGGATCGTGTTCCTGCACCACGTTCTGCCTGGGCCTGCCAGCCAGAGTTATGGCTTGGCGGTGGCACAACTGGCCGGCGTGCCGAGCGAGGTGATTCTGCGAGCGCGAGAGCATCTGAGTCGCCTGGAAGACACCGCCCTGCCCCACGAAGCGCCGAAACCGGCGGCCAAGGGCAAGCCGTCGACACCGCAGCAAAGCGACATGTTCGCCTCACTGCCACATCCGGTGCTGGACGAATTGGCGAAAGTGGATCTGGACGACATGACGCCACGTCGAGCGCTGGAAATGCTCTATGCACTGAAGAACCGGATATAA